GGGGGGGGGTGCCGGTGAATCCGTCCGAGTTCAAGCGCGCCTGGCGCGACGCCGCGGTGTGCGCCGGCATGGACCCCGATCTGTTCTTCCCGCCGCGACACCAGAACGTCGACGAGCGCGCAGAGGCTGCGTGCCGGGTGTGCCCGGTCTCGGGCCCGTGCCTGGATTGGGCGCTGCGCCACGAGCGCGACGGGTTCTGGGCTGGGACCACCGTGAAGCGCCGGCAGGTGCTGCGCCGCACCCTCGGCGTCCAGCTGATCGAACCCGCCCCGGCCTCCACCCTTCTGTCCGCCCTCTCGACTGCGGAGGACCTGACCGCATGACCACCACCGCCCCCACCACCCCGACCGGCCCGGTGCACCCGGCCCGGCGTCTCGACGTCGAGGCGTGGCTCACCGAGCTCGGCGCCACGTGGACGTTCGACGGCGACCTTCCGCTGCACCGGATCGACCGGGCTGCATCGCTGGCGAACCAGGTGCGCCACAACCCGCTCCGCGAGGACGTCGTCGAGCGGTACGCCGCCGCGATGCTCACCGGCGCAGCGTTCCCGCCGCTGATCGTCACCCCGACCACCGGCGACCTGTACGCGCTGCTGTCCGGGAACCACCGCCACGGCGCCCTCGCACAGATCTCGGCGTCGACGTTCCCCGCCTACGTCGTGACCGGCTCGGACCGGGTCCTGCTCCAGATCCGTGTCGAGGACAACGCCCACCACGGGCTCGGCCTCACCGACGCCGAACGCCTCGAGCACGCGATCGCCCTGATCAGCCTCGGCCTCACCCAGAAGGCCGCCGCCGCAGCCGTCGGGCTCCCGCAGCCGAAGGTGTCGATCGCCGCCGCCGTCGCGGACGCCCGCCGCCGCGCCGAGCTCCTCGACATCGACGCCCGGTTCCACCGCCTCCCCCAGGCCACCCGCTACCAGCTGTCCCAGATCAGCGACGACACCGTGTTCGGCGCCGCCGCCACCCTCGTCGCCCAGACCGGCATGGCGAAGGCCGACGTCGACAAGGTCGTCCGGGCCGTGGTCTCGGTGGACACCGTCGAGGCCCTGCGGATCATCGGCCAGGAGGAAGCCGACTTCGAGCACCAGGCCAGCGCCCGCTCCGGGAACGTGCGCAGCTCGTCGCGCACCGCCCGCGCCCGGTTCGAGGCGGCGCTCGCCGAGATCTCCGGGCTCGACCCCGCCGAGATCTACGACACCTGCCCGAACGACGACGTCCGCGCCACCGTCGCCCAGCGGATCATGGCCACCGCGAAGGTCCTCCACACCACCCACGACCTCCTCAAGCCCCCGGCCCGCACCCGATGACCGCCATCACCCAGCCGCCCGGGCAGCTCCACCTCCTGCCCCCACCACCGGCGCAGGCGGCGACGTCCTACCGGGTCGTGTCCATGCCGGCCGACCCGGCCAGCACCCCCCGCTGGTCCGACACGATCCGGGACCTCCCGGTCGCCGCCTCGAGGGCCGCCCGAGCCGCTACCCGTGACGGGCAGGCGTGGCTCGTCGCCGCGGACTTCTCCGCAATCCACATCACCGCCGCCGGCGAGGTCACCTCGACGTGCGGCCCCCAGCTCTCGGGGTGGGCCGTCCTGGCCGCCCGAGTCATCACCAACCTCGAAGGGACCCCTCGCCCATGACCACCACCGCCACGGTGCACGAGCTGATCATGCTCGACCACGACCAGCTCCAGCCCCACCCAGACAACCCGCGCAAGCGGTTCGTCGACATCGCCGAGCTCGCGAAGTCGATCGCCGGCGTCGGGATCCTCGAGCCGCTCCTCGTGCTCCCCCCGAACGACGACGGCATCCACCTGATCGTCGCCGGCGAGCGCCGCTGGCGCGCCTCCGCCAAGGCCAACCTCGATGGCCCGTTGCCGTGCGTGGTCCGGACCATGACCCCCGTCGAGGTCCTTGAGGCGATGCTCACCGAGAACCTCCAGCGCTCCGAGCTCACCCCGATCGAAGAGGCCCGCGCCTACCAGGGGCTGATCGACCTCGACGCCACCGTCGCATCGATCGCCAAGAAGGTCGGCCGCTCCCAGCCCCTCGTGAAGTCGAGGCTCGCGCTGCTCGCGCTCCCACCCAAGGTCCTGGCCCTCGTCGAGACCGGCGACCTCACCCTCGGCACCGCCGACGAGCTCCTCGCCTACGCCGCCGACGACGACGCCATGGCCTGGTTCGCCAAGGCCCTCGCCGACGGCGAGATCCTCTTCAAGCCGGCAGGGCAGGTCGGCTCCTACATCGCCCGTCGCGACCGTGATCGCGAGGTCGAAGCGATGCGCACCCAACTCGCCGACAAGGGCCTCACCGAGTACGTCCCCAACGACAGCTACTGGTCTCCGCCCTACGAGCTGACCACCCGGGGCCCGTGCAAGCTCACCCAGCTCGGCTTCACCGCGGCAGCCCACGCCAAGGAGCCCTGCCACGCCGTGTGGCTCGAGGGCACGCGCTACGTGCACCACAAGCTGACCAAGGTCCCGCTGTGCCTCAAGCCCGGCCGCCACACCCCCACGGCGAAGCCCGCCGACCGATCCGACCTCCAGCTCGACGACGCCAAGGCCAAGAGCCTCAAGAAGGCCAAGGCCCCCGGTGTCTCGGCCGAGGAGAAGGCCCGCCAGAAGCACGAGCAGCAGCTGAAGGAGATCCGCACCGAGTTCGTGGCCAAGCTCCTCGCCGGCCCCGGCAAGGTCCCGTTCGAGCTCCCACCGATCGTCGACACGATCCTGCTGGCTCGGCCGAGCTACGAGGTGATCAAGGTCGCCGTGGCCATGGTCGGCATCGACGTCGCCAAGCTCAAGGACACCGGCGGCGTGAACCCGGAGTGGAACGCCTGGTTCGACTTCTGCGACATCCCCCGCAACCGCGCCCGTGCCGTCGCCGCGGTCGTCCTGGCCCAGGCCGAGCACAGCTTCGCCTACGAGCCGTCGAGCTTCGACGGCATCACCGACCCCGACTACCTCGAGCTGCTCGTCGCCCACGGCTACCAGCTCTCGTCCCTCGAGGAGAAGGTCCTCGTCGACGCCGAACGCCTCGACCCGCCCGAGCCGGCCCCCGCGCCAGCGCCGACCGACGCCCAGGTCGAGCTCGCCGAGCTGACCGCCCTCTCGGCCGACATGAACGACGGCCCCGAGCTCGACCAGGTGAACGCCCGCATCGCCGAGCTCATGGGCACCCCCACCGCCGACGACGAGGAGGGGTGATGGACCTGACGATGACCGCCACCCCCGAGCTCGTCGCGATGGTGCGGCACATGCTCGCGCACCCCGAGGGGCTGCCCTGGTCGCTCCAGGGGTTCGGGATGCTCCGATGCGACATCGACGGCCGCGACTACCGGCTGCACGTGTGGGACCACCGGTTCCGGGCCCCGAGCGTCGCCTCGATCCACGACCACCCGTGGGACCTCGAGTCGCTCGTGCTGTCCGGATCGATCACGAACGTGCTCTACAAGATCGAGGAGGACACGGCTCCGGTCAGCCGGGCGAACCACTACGGCAACCTCATCCAGCCCGGGCCCGAGGCGCGCGAGATCGAGCGTCCCCGACCGATGGTGCTCCGAGTTCTGGAGCGCTCCACCTACCGCTCCGGCGCCGGGTACGCCCAGAGGGCCGACGAAGTGCACGACACCGAGTTCACGACCGGGACCGTCACCCTGGTGCGCCGCACGAACCGCCAGACCACCGGCGCCGCCGGCGACAAGGCCCGGATCTTCTGGCCCAAGGCGCATGGACGGGACTGGCTCGATGCGACCCCGCAGGAGGCCACCCGCGAGAAGGTCAAGACGATCTGCGACGTCGCCCTGGCGATGTGGGGGCAGTACGCGCCCGAGGCCTCGACGTGACACGGGTCTCGGTCCACCACGGCGCACCCCCGACCGGCCACCAGGTCGTGACCGAGCTCACCCGAGCCGGCCTCACCCGGCCGTGCCCCTCGACGTGCGCGCCCTCGACGGCCCCGCACCGCGACGGGGTGTGCCCCCAGTGCGCCCGCCCGTGGACCGAGACCCCCGTCGAGCTCAGCCAGGGAGCGGCCTGACCCCGTGAACGTCCTCGCCGCGCTCGCCTCGTTCGACGCCACCCTGCCCGACGGGCAGCTGGTGGCGCTCGCTGGCGCGCCCGGTGTCGAGCGGGACTCGATCGTGGTCCGCTGCACGCCTCGGCGCGGTGGGCACGGGTTCCATGCCGTCACGTGGACCCAGAACGGCGTGCACCGCTCGGCGGAGGGTTCGACCCTCGGGGTGGCCCTGCGGCGCGCCCTGCGGCTGGCAGGGACCGCATCCGCCCCCGTCGAGATCACCGAGGCGGTGCCCGCACCGTGACCGCCACCGTGTCGACCGCCACCGACGAGCTGATCGCCGCCCACGAGCACCTGGTGCCCATCACCGTGCGCCGCCGCTACATGTCGCTGCTCTCGCCCCGGTACTCGTTCGAGGACGCATGCCAGGAAGGCTGGATCGGTCTCCGTCACGCTGCGCTGACCCACGACCCCGACGTGTGCACCTTCCAGTCGCATGCGATCAACCGGATCCGCAAGGCGGTCGTGCGAGGTGCTGGCCGGGTCGAGGGCATCGACTCCCGGCGAGGGCGCCCGCGCAAGGTCCTCTCGCTCGATGAGCTCGTCGTCGCGCACGCAGCGTCTGACCGCCAGACCCTCGGGGCCCGGATCCCTGACCCGGGCCCCGGGCCCGACACCGCCGCCCTCGACCGCGCCGGCCTCACGGCTGCCGTCGACGCCGCCCGAGCGTCGGTCGATGACCTGATCGACCTGGTCGTCCTCGACTGGCTCCTGAACCTCGACGACACCCGAACCCAGGTCGGCTCGCACGAGGGGCCCTTCTGGCGCGACCTCACGCGTGGAGACTCGTGGCAGGTCTGCGATCGCCATCGTCGCCAGTACGAGACGGCAGACGATGAGTACGGCCCCTTCGAGTGGGTCGAGGTCGACGCCTGATGCCTTGGTTCAAGATCTCCGACGACTGGCTCGACCACCCGAAGGTGCAGCGGGCCGGGAAGAACGGCCGGGCCTTGTGGGTCGCGGTCGGGAACCGGTGTGCGAAGTACTCCTCGGACGGGTGGATCGAGGGCGACCTCCTCAAGGGCATCGCCGCGCTCGCCGAGGTCCCGCTCGGACCCACGGCGCGCAAGCTCGTCGAGCTCGGCCTGTGGCACGACGCCGAGACGCTCAAGCGGTGCGAGCCGTGCCTGCGTGACATCGAGGCGATCAACGCCCACCGCCGCACCGACGGCGACCCGCTGCTGCGCCTGGCCGCCGGCGACTACTACAGCCACGACTGGGCGGCCCATCAGCTCTCGAAGCACCGCACGGCGTCCGTGGAGGCCCGCATGGCCGAGGACCGGTCCCGGTCGCTGCGCAAGGACCCGAACCTGTGCCAGGACATCCAGGCCCGTGACCGTGGCCGCTGCCGCTACTGCGGCCGCCGCGTGAACTGGAAGGACCGGCGCGGGCCGGCGCGCGCCACCTACGACCACATCGACCCGTTCTGCTTCGCGCCGAACGGCGGGAACTTCCTCGAGGGCGTCGTCGTCGCGTGCGGGCCGTGCAACAGCGACAAGGGGCAGCGCACCGCCACCGAGTGGGAAACCGAGGGCGGCCCCACGCTCAAGCCCCCGGGATGGTCCCCCGAGGACCCCGAGCCGCCCACCGAGCCGTCCGCCGGCGCGCCGCCCGGACCTGACCCGGAACCTGACCCGGAACCTGGCTCCGGACCTAGCCCCGATCTAATCCCACCCCCCGGTTTTTCTGACTCTGGACCTAGCTCTCCTCACGGGCACGGGCGGCCGGACGCGCCACTCGGGCCGGGTCGGGTTGGGCCAGGTTCCGGGCCAGGTTCCGGGTCAGGTCCGGGCGGGCTCGGGCTGGCCGGGGCCGGTCCGGGTTGGGCGGGGCTGGTCCGATCCGGGTTGGGCGGGGCTGGGACGGGAGCCTCGCCGCCCACCGACGTGAGTGCTGCCGATGCCGTGGTCGGTGCTGATGAAGATCCCGCTACCGACGTGACCGAGGAGTTCCACCATGGCGCTGCATGACGTGCCTCGCCGTGATCCGTTGCCGCTCGGTCGGTCGGTCGAGTCCCGTGGGTTCGTGACCGCTGCCGATCAGGAGCTGCTGGCCCGGTTCGGTGCGTGCGTCCGTGAGCTCGGGCGGATCGATCGACGGTTGCCGGCGGCGCTGCACGTGATGCGGGACTCGCTCGGTGGTCAGCCCAAGGCGGCCGCCTCTCACCGGGAGGGCGATGACGCCGGCGACGAGGATGCTGATCGTCGGCGCCTGTGGTGCGAGGAGCACGAGCAGTCCCTCGATCGGTGTGACCCGACCGGGCCGTGCGAGGGGCTGCGGGATCGGGAGATCTCCGACCCGACCGGGACCGCTGCGGTGGCGTTCGATCCGGCGGCGTCGGACATGGCCACGGTGCGCAAGCGGCTCGATGGGATCGTGCGCCAGGCGGTCGAGCTGGCGGCGCTGCTCGCTGCGTACCCGACCGATGTGCAGGTGCGCGAGCAGCTCGGCCCCGATGACGAGATCGGCACGGTGTGGTGCCGGTGCTGCTGGAAGGACGACAAGTACTGCGAGCCGATCACGACCCGGTCGTCTGGGCCGAAGGCGGGGAGCCCGTACTACGTGGGGCTGTGCAGGTGGTGCGGTCAGATGAAGGCGGAGCTCGGGTTCGAGCCGCCGACGTGGATGGTGGCGATGCGGCACCGTGGCGAGCGCATCGGCCCGGGCCACGTCGAGAAGGCACTCGAGCAGCGCCCGGCCACGCCGAAGAAGAGCAAGGGCCGTGGCAAGCGGAAGTGATCCAGCTCCAGCTGCCGCTCGGCCCTCCGGTTGGGCGGGTGCCGTCGTTCCTCGCCGAGGACAACGCCACCCTGCTGGTCATCGCCGGGCAGGAGCGGCGCCGGCCCGGTGGTCGGCGGCAGGCGATCGCCGTGCTGCGGTGGCGAGCAACGATGGATCGTGGTGGGCGGATGCGCCGGCCGACCGCCGAGCAGCTCGCTGTGCTCGACCGGATCGAGCAGCAGCTCGGGGGCACGTGATCGGCAGCATCCACCATCCGTGTCCCCGTGCGTGTCACGCTTTCGCTATTGATGGGCCGACGTGGTGCTGCACCACCGGCCCATCTGCGCGTTCGGGGTCGGCTCGAGGGGGCGATCCCGGACGTCGCGATCGAGGCGACCGTGGCTGACCGCACACCTTGGGGTGGGTCGGACCGCCGCCAACGGCTCCCGGCCGACTGGTACAAGCGAGTGCGCCCGGCGGTGCTGCGGCGGGACTTGGGGATCTGCCAGATCTGCGGGGTGCTGGCCGCCACCAAGAAGGGCGGCCGATGGATCGGCGGCGTCGTCGATCACATCGTGCCCGGAGACGATCACCGGCTGGCCAACCTCCAGACCATCTGCTCCACGTGCGACCGAGCGAAGTCGAGCGCCGAGGGCGTCGCCGCTCGCCGGCCGCCCCGACGTCGTCCATCAGCGAAGCACCCGGGCCTGATCCAGTGACCTTCGTTCTCACGCTGCGTGAGGGGGTGGGGGGTGACCCCCGCCCGGCCTCGCCACCATGCCCGGTCGGCATAGCGCCTGCCAGTGCGTACGGTTCGACCCAGATCGGGAGATCCTGGGTTCCGTACATCGACCACTCGGGGTGGTGAAACGATGCCTCGGACCCCAGATCCCAACGCCCGCCGTCGCAATGCACGGCCCACCTGGTTGAAGCTCCCGAAGGACGGGTTCGACGGCGATCCGCCGGCGTTCCCCCTCGCCCGTCCCTCGAAGAGCGTGCAGGCCTTGTGGGATGACCTCTGGTCGACGCCTCAGGCGGCGGCCTGGTCGTCGATGGGTTCGGGCACGGCCCGGGTGGTGGCGCGCTACGCCAAGATGGTGCTGGCGGCCGAGAAGGCGAACGCTCCGTCGACGCTGATCTCCGAGGTGCGCCAGCTCGAGCACCAGCTCGGGCTCACGCCTCGGTCGATGCAGGCGTTGCAGTGGGTGATCGATGACCGCGAGATCGTGACGGGCGGGGGGGCCGCGACCCAGCAGCCTGGAGGGGTCACGCACCTTGACGACTACCGAGAGCTCTACGGAGAGACCGACACCGGCTCCGGTTGAACTGCCGCCGGGCTACTACGTCGAGCCGGGCACCGGCGCGTGGCTCACGCTGCCATGGCCGGATGACCTCGATCTGCTGCCGCCGTCGCTGTTCCCTCAGATCGTCCGCTGGTCCCGAGGCCTCAAGACGCCGACGACCCCGGCGGTCGATGGGCCTCGGCTGATCCACCACCTCTACGGGCACCCGTGGGAGTTCACCCTCGGGCAGCGGAAGTTCCTCCACCTCTGGTACGCCGTGCGCCCCGACGAACGGTGGCTGTACCGGTCGGGGGTGAAGCGGGGAGCGAAGGGCACCGGGAAGGACCCGATGCAGGCGGCGATGTCGCTGATCGCTGCGAAGGGCCCGGTGGAGCTCGACGGCTTCAACTCCGACGGGATCCCGATCGGCCGGCCCCGCCGGCTGGCGCTGGTGCAGCTGGCGTCGAACTCCGAGGCGCAGTCGACCGACGTGCTCCGGGTGGCGAACGGCATGATCTCCGAGGTGCTCGCCAGCGAGAACGGCGCCGACCCTGGGATCCTGCGCACCTACCTGGGCGACTCTCGCATCGAGGTCGTCACCGCCTCGGTGGCCACCGCCGAGGGCGATCCGGCCTCGGACATCTTCCTCAACGAGTCCCACCACATGACCCACAGCTCGGGCGGCCAGGGCCTCGCCGGCGTGGCTCGACGCAACGTGGCCAAGAGCCCCGGTGGTCGGGCCCGGCTCTGCGAGTTCACGAACGCCCACCTGCCTGGCGAGGCCTCGGTGGCCGAGGACAGCTACCAGGCCTGGCAGGACCAGGTCGGCGGGAAGACCCGCCGGGCCGACATCCTCTACGACTCCCGGGAAGCGGCCGCTCAGCTCCGACTCCACGTCGAGGAGGAGCTGGAGCTCGGCATCGCCCAGGCGTACGCAGATTCGCCCTGGAATGACCAGGAGAGGCTCCGCGACGAGGCCCAGGACACTCGGGTCCCCGTGGCCGATTCCGTGCGCTTCTACCTCAACTCGCTGCCCACGAACGAGACCGCCTGGGTCGACCCCCGACGGTTCGATGCCCTGTCCCGCAGCGGCGGCGATGCCACCGTCGCACGGGGCACCGCGCTGACCCTGTTCCTCGACTGCTCGAAGTCCACCGACGCCACCACCCTGGTGGGGTGCCGGGTCTCCGATGGGCACGTGCTCGCGCTCGGCGGGTGGCAGCGCCCGCACGGTGATCGTGGCACCGGGTGGCTCGCTCCCCGTGAAGAGGTCGACGCCGCGGTGCGGGCAGCGTTCGACCTGTACGACGTCCAGTGGTTCGGGGTCGACCCGTCGCCGGCGAAGGACGACGAGACCGAGGCGCTCTACTGGGCGCCGCAGATCGACGACTGGCACCGGGACTACCGGGACCAGGTCCTGCTGTGGGCCACCCCTGGGGTCGGCGGGAACTCGGTGCTGTTCGACATGCGGCTGTCCTCCCGTGGTGGCGCCGACCGGAACCGGGCGTTCACCGAGATGGCCGAGCTGACCTCCACCGAGATCGACGAGTGGGAGCCCGACGGCAAGTCGCCGGCGCCGCTCACCCACGACGGGAACCCGATGCTGCGCCAGCACGTGCAGAACGCCCGCCGCCGCCCCAACCAGTGGGGCGTGTCGCTCGGGAAGCAGTCGAGGGACTCCTCGAGGCTCGTCGACTACGCGGTGTCGATGGTCGGTGCCCGGCTCGGCCGGCGCCTGGTCCTGAACTCCGGCAAGTCCAAGAAGCCCCGCCGCACCGGCATCGTCTACTGAAGGGAGGGCGCCTGATGCTCGAGATCTCCGACCTGGTCGCCCTCACGAACGACGAGCTGCTCCCGGCGTGGCGCGAAGAGCGCAAGAAGCTCGACGTCGTCGACCGGTGGATGCGCTGGGACCACAAGGACCCGCACAAGCCGCGCCGGTCGAGCGCCGAGTACAAGGAGCTGGTCGCCCGGTCCCAGGCCCCGTGGGGTGACCTGATCGTGGGCACGGTGGCGCAGACCCTCTACGTCGAGGGCTACCGCCGTCCCGACGCCCCGGAGGACTCGCACGCCTGGGAGATCTGGCAGGCGAACGGGATGGACGGCCGCCAGGTGCCGCTGCACCGGGCCGCGCTCGGGTACGGGATCGCCTACGGGCTCGCGCTCCCCGGGACCCAGCAGCTGACCGGTCGCCCGATGCCCGAGCTCCGTGGCGTGTCGCCCCGGCAGATGATCGCCCTCTACGAGGACCCGGCGGTCGACGAGTGGCCGATCTACACGCTGTGGGTCCAGAAGGTCCGCAAGGGCTTCAAGATCTCGGTGCTCGACGAGGACACCATCCACTCGGTGCGCGTCGCTGACGTGGGCGACCCCGTCGGCTCCGACGGCTGGGCGGTGTCGGCGCACGGCGTCGGGGTCTGCCCGGTGGTCCGCTACGCCAACCGGTTCGACCTCGAGGGCCGTGCCGCCGGCGAGATCGAGCCGTTCATCCCGCTGCTGGGCCGGATCGATCAGACCGTGTTCGACCGGCTGATGGTGCAGCGGTTCGGGGCGTGGGTCGTCCGGTACGTGACCGGCATGGACCTGTCGGCCTCGGCGTCGCAGCGAGGCGAGTCGATCGAGGCTACGAAGCAGCGGCTCTCGATCGAGGACATGCTCGTCGCCCATGATGCCGACGCGAAGTTCGGTGCGCTGCCGGCGACGTCGATCGACGGGTACATCAAGGCCGAGGACGCCGACAAGACCGACCTCGCTGCGGTGTCGCAGACGCCGGCGTTCGAGATGCTCGGTCAGCTGGCCAACCTGTCCGCTGAGGCCCTGGCCGCGGCGAAGGCGTCGCAGACCGCGAAGTCCGACGAGCGCAAGCACACGTTCGGCGAGTCCCACGAGCAGTTCATGCGGCTCGCCTGCTCGATCGCCGGCGACGACGACGGCGCGGCCGACTTCATGTCCGAGGTCCGTTGGGCCGACACCTCGATCCGGTCGCTCGCCCAGGCGGTCGACGCCCTCGGGAAGCTGTCCACGATGCTCGGGTTCCCGTCCGAGCTGCTCTGGCCGAAGATCCCCGGGATGACCCGCCAGGACGTCGACGAGGCGAAGGACCTCGTCGAGTCACGTGGCGGGCTCGAGCAGTGGTTCGCCCAGCTGGCCAACGCCAACCAGCCCAACCCCACCACCTGACCCGTGGCCGCCACCGAGGCCGGCCGCCAGCTGACCGAAGGCCACCGCCTGGTCCAGGCCCGCCTGTCGGTCGCTTCGATCTCCCGCCTGCTCGACACCTGGTCGCTGCTCGACCCGACGTCGATCGACACCACCACTGCCCGCTGGCTCGCCCAAGCGCTTGCCGTCGTCGCCCAGCAGCGGGCGATCTCCGCCGAGGTCGCCCGGGCCTACCAGCGGCAATTCCGTGCGATCGAGCTCGACGAGCCGCTCGACGCCCTCCCGATCCCTCCACCGCCGCCGCTGCCCGTCGAGGCGGCGTCGACGTCGCTGCTCACCCAGGGGCCCGTGAAGCTCAAGGAGCTGATGGGCACCGGACGCCCACTCACCGAGCTCACCGAGCTCACCGCCCGCTCGATGGCCTCCGCTGGCACCCGCCACGTCCTCAACGGCGGGCGCGAGCTCGTCATGGCTGCCGCCGACGCCGACCCCGCCGCATCGGGTGTGCGGCGGATCACCTCGCCGGGCTGCTGCTCGTTCTGCGCCCTGCTCGCCGCCCGTTCCTACGACGGGCTGTCCGCCGAGTTCTTCAAGGTGCACGACAACTGCCACTGCGTGCCCGAGACCGCCTACACCACCGGAGCCCAGGACGCGACGCGCCAGGCCCGAGAGTTCGCCGCCCTCTACTCCGAGTCCACCGCTGATGTCGGTGGCGGGTCGAAGGCGAAGCAGAACGCGTTCCGCCGTGCCCTCGAGGCGCAGCGGAGCACGTGACCGGTCGGGCGTGACGCCCGGCCACCCAACCCGTGATGGGACCCCCCTCAACCTCCAGGAGAACGCCGTGATGGCCGACACCACCCAACCCCTCGTCATCGACGGGCACCGCTACTGGTTCGTGAACGGGCGCCTGCGCCCCTTCATCGCCGGCGGCGACGGGCCCGACGATGATCCCAAGGACGACGTCGAGAAGCTGAAGGCTGCTCTGGCGTCGGAGCGCAAGCTGAAGCGTGCCGCCGAGGCTCGCGCCGCCGAGGCCGAGGGCAAGGTGGCGGGCCTGGAGAAGAAGGGCAAGCCGGGCGACCAGGGCGGCAACGACGGCAACGACGTCGCCGCCGAGGTCAAGGAGCTCAGAGACGAACTCGCCAAGGAGCGCGTGATGCGCCTGCGTGCCGAGATCGCCGCCGAGAAGAAGCTCACCCCGGCGCAGGCGAAGCGCCTCAACGGCTCCTCCCGTGAGGAGCTCGAGGCCGACGCCGACGAGCTGCTCGAGGCCTTCCCGGTCTCGAAGAGCGACAAGGGCGACGACGACGGCAAGGACGACCGCTCCGGCGGACGCCCGCCGTCGCGCCGTCCCGCTGCCGACCTCAAGGGCGGCAGCGACCCCGACGGGGGCCAGGAGAAGGTCGAGACCGACCCGGCGAAGCTCGCCGGTTCGGTCCCGCGGTTCTGACCACCGTCGCACCACATCACCGCACGGCACCGGCCACGGAGCCGCCGCGGACCATCACGAGCCCCTAGGAGGTTCCCGTGGCCAATGACTTCATCAAGGCCGAGCAGGTCGTCGCCCAGATGCTGGGCGTGCTCGAGCGCGACACCGTCCTCGCCCAGTTCACCTGGCGTGACCTCGGCGCCGATCGCTTCAAGGGCGCGAAGAACGACACCGTCACCCTGCGGGTGCCGGCGTTCGTCGAGGCCCGCACCCGGGTGATGCGCGGCGGTCAGCCGATCGTCATCGACGGGCTGACGGAGACCTCGGTCGACGTCAAGCTCGACACCCACGTGTACAAGGCGATCGGGGTCTCCGACGAGGAGATGACCCTCGACATCGTCAACTTCGGTGAGCAGGTCACCGCCCCCGCCATGGGCGGCGTCGTCCGCAAGGTCGACGCCCTCGTCGGGGCCGAGATGGCCGGCGCCTCCCCGGAGGTCGAGGTCGCCCTCGACGAGGACGACCCGTACCTCGGCCTGGTCGACGCCCGCCTGGCGCTGAACAACCACAGCGTGCCCGCCTCGCAGCGGTTCCTGGCCGTCGGGTCCAACGTCGAGGGCGCCATCCTCAAGTCGGACCGCCTCTCGAAGTTCGACACCTCGGGCACGAGCGAGGCGCTCCGCGAGGCCATCATCGGTCGCATCGCCGGCTTCACCGCCGTCAGCGCGATCGGCCTCGACCCCGACGTGGCGATCGCTGCGCACCAGACGGCGTTCCCGCTCGCCCTGGTGGCCCCCGACGTCCCGAACGGCGCCTCGTGGGGCGAGAAGCGCACCTACCGCGGCCTCCAGCTGCGCACGCTGCGCGACTACGCCCCGGACGGCGAGGACGGCCCGACCGACCGCCTCCTCACCGACACCTTCATGGGCGTGGGCACCACCCTCGACCGTGGCGTGATCGACGAGGAGACCGGTCGCTTCACGGCGTCCGAGGACGGCAAGGACGACCCGATCCTCGTGCGGGCCGTCAAGCTCACCCTCGGCGGCAGCTGACCCTGCCGTGAGCCTGGACGCGCTCGCCTCCCCATCGGAGCTCGGCACCTACCTGGGTGTCGTCATCGATGCGGAGGATGCGCGCGCCCTGCTGTTGCTCCGAGCCGCCTCGGGTCTGGTCCGCGATGCCGCGGGCCAGACCTGGGACGGCTCGGGCGACGTGGTGCCCGACACGGCGTGGTCGGTCACCCTGGCCTGCGCTGCGCGGGCGTGGGAGAACCCGACGGCCAAGACCGACCAGGCCGAGGGCCCGTTCCGTGACGGCTGGGACTCCGGTGCAGCGGGCCTGGTGCTCCTCGAGCACGAGACCGCCACCCTGGGCCGGCTCCGTGACGGCGCTGGCCCGCTCTCGGTGCTCTCGTTCACCCGGGGCCCGCTCGAGACCCCGGCCGTCGTCGACGACTACGCCCTCGACTCCGTCGAAGAGCGGGCACCCTGGGAGCTGATGTGACGATCGACGCCATCCCGCGCATCGTGCACCACATCTGGGTGGGGCCTGCGATGCCCGAGCGTCTCGTGCCCTACGTCGAGTCCTGGGAGCGGCTGCACCCGACGTGGGAGCACCGGATGTGGACGGAGTTCGACTGGCTCGAGAACCAGGAGATCTTCGATCGGGCCGAGGTGATCACCCCGCACGTCGGGCAGCTGCGCTCTGATCTGGCCCGCTACGAGATCCTCTACCGCCACGGTGGCGTGTACGTCGATTGCGACCTCGAGGCGCTTCGTCCGATCGACGAGCTCTGCGGCGTGGACGGGTTCGCCGGGTGGGAGGTGGACGGGGTCTGGGTGAACAACGCGATCGTCGGTGTGGTGCCTGGGCATCCGCTGATGCGAGCGCTGATCGATGAGGCGCCGGCGTCGATCCGTCGTCATCGGCGCGAGCGCCCGAACAAGATGACCGGGCCCGGGCTCGTGACCCCGCTGGCCAAGCGCTACGGCATCACCCTGCACCCGTCGGCGACGTTCTACCCGTACTCGCACGGCGAGCTCGACCGGATCGGCGGCGACTACGGCGACGCGTTCACGGCCCACCACTGGGACAACATGCGCAAGCGGAAGGGGCTCGTCGATGCCTGAGGTCGTGACGATCGACGCGTTCGACCGGTCGTACCGGATCACGAACCCGGGTGCGGGCCGGGTCGGGTCGAAGCTGGCGCTCGGCGAGCCGTACGAGCGCAAGCTCCTCGTCGACGCCCACCAGCAGGGCCTGTCTGGGACGGCGTTCGATGTCGGGGCGCACATCGGGAACCACTCGCTGTACCTGGCGGCGATCTGCGGGCTGACGGTCCACGCTTGGGAGCCCCACGACGAGTCCCGTGCTCAGCTCGAAGCGAACCTGGTCCTCAACCCTGAGCTGGACGTGACCGTGCACTCGTGGGCGGCGGGCGACCGGTCGACGCGCGGTCGGTTCACGAGCGGGATGTGGCTGGAGTTCGACCCGACCCGTGAGGGCGACAAGCTGACCATCGACCGCGGTGGGGTCCCTGTCGAACGGATCGACGACCAGCTCGACGTCGACGACCTCGTGCTGATGAAGATCGACGTCGAGGGCATGGAAGCCGACGTGATCGCCGGGGCGATCGGCCACATCGATCGGTGCCGGCCGGTTATCTACAGCGAGACCCACACCGAGGCCTCGCACGACTCGGTCGCCCGGTTGCTCGAGCCGCTCGGCTACCGGATGGACCGGGCGATCCACATGGGATCGGTGATGGAGAGGTGGCGCTGCCGATGAGACCTGAGGACCTGTCTGGGCTGATCGATGCCGACCAGGGCGACGTGCTGCGTGCGCTGGCTGCTGCGGTGCCGGCGGAGCTGGCGATCGTGGAGATCGGCTCGTTCCGTGGGAAGTCGACGGCGTTCCTCGCCGCCGGGGCGAAGGCCGGTGCCGGCGCCCGGGTGTGGGCGGTGGATCCGTGGGACCTGCCCGGCAACCCCTACGGCAAGCACGGGTTCTCGGCTCCGCAGGTGCGCGAGCAGTTCGAGGAGCAGATCCGGGCGTGCCGGCTGTGGTCGAGGGTGACGCCGGTGCGTGCGTTCTCGGCCGACGCTGCCGCCGCGTGGGACGGCCCGGCCGTCGGGTTGCTGTTCATCGACGGCGACCACGAGGAGGCGGCGGTGCGCGCCGATGTCGCAGCGTGGACCCCGCGTCTCGCTGCCGAGCACGTGCTCGTGTTCGACGACCTCGACACCAGGCGCAACCCTGGGGTGCGCACGGTGGTCGACGAGCTGGCCGACCGGTACGTGGTGGAGAAGGTCGCAGTCCGGTTCGGAGTGGCGAGGCCATGGTGATCAGCCTGTCCGCTGCGGTCATGGCGCACCCGTCCCGGGCCGACCTCGTGGAGGACCTGCTCGGCCGTCTGGATCAGCCGGTCCCGGTGGTGTGGGATCAGGTCAACGACCGCCACGACACCGGGGTGCGGGCGCTCGCAGCGTTCGATCCGGCGGCGACGCACCACCTGGTCCTTCAAGACGACGTGCTGCCCTGCCGGGACCTGCTCGCATCGATCACCGCTGCGCTCGCCCACGTCCCTGAGGGTCACCCGGCCAGCTTCTACCTGGGACGGGTGAAGCCGTTCCGGCGTGCGGTCGAGCGGGCCGTGTCGGTGGCGGACGGCTCGGTGTCGTGGTTGACGTTCCAAGGGCCGATGTGGGGGCCGGCGATCGTGGTGCCCACCGCCGAGATCCCCGGGCTCGTCGACTGGTGGTCGACGCCTCGAGCACGCCGGGTCCAGAACTACGACCGGCGGGTGGCGACGTGGTTCGACCGGCGGCACTGCTGGTACTCGTGGCCGTCGCTGGTCGATCACCGAGGTGATCAGTCGCTGGTGACGGGCCACACCGCGATCCGCACCGCCCACCGGGTGGTGCCCGCTGAGGCTTCGGGCCTCGAGGTCGACTGGTCAGGGACGGTGCTGCCGTTGCGACGAGCCCACGAGCTCGATCGACAGCGCCAGGCAGCCGCCCGCCGAGCAGGCGTGGGCAGATGACCGGGGAGGTGCGCTGATGTTCGATCTCGCGGTGTACCGGCCCGGCGCCCGGGACGAGTTCGGTGACCGCTCCGGGTCCCCGGTGCTGGTCGGCACGTTGCGGAACTGCAAGGTGGCGCCGGCCGGGCTCGGTTCCGCTGAGCAGCGCGAGCCGTCGGTGGTCGGTGCTGATCCGGTGCGCCATGCGCTCGACGTGTTCTGCTCGGATCCGGAGGCGGACGTCGAGCACAGCGACCGGATCGTGCACCGTGGTGAGACGTTCCGGGTCGTCGGAGAGATCGACCGGTGGGGCCGGTCGGGGTGCGTGATCCATCTGGCCCGGGAGGCTGGCTGATGGCCCGGAACTTCAAGCCGGACCACAAGGGCCTCGAGGAGGTCCTGCTTTCGGCACGGGTCGCTGCGCTGGTCCAGGCGGAGGCCGACGGGATCGCTCAGGACCTGCGGGCGGCGTACCCGGATGCGCCGATCGTGGTCGATGCCTACGAGTACCGGCCGCGCCGGTTCCCTCGTGGGCGGCGTGCCGCCCGGTCGGTGACGTTCGCCCGTGCTGATGGTGAGGCCCTCCAGGCCCGGGACGGGATCATGACGAGGGCCGCTGCGGCCCGGGGCCTCGAGGTCACGGAGCGATGAAGGTCGCGGTCAACTACCCGGATCCGGAGCACCTGCTGGTGCCGGTCCTGGCCGAGCTGCTAGACGAGCACGGCGTAGAGGCGTCGTGCGGTGTCGGTCGCCCCGATGGGTGGACACCGGCTGATGGTCTCCACGTCGAGGTGGCGTGGGACGGGACCCCCGAGATCCGGCACCCGCTCGTGGCGTGGCCGACGGTGCGCATCGTGGTCCACGGGCCCGCCGATCAGCCGACCCTCGTGAAGGAGCTCGCGCTGCTGTGCCTCGGCGTGCTGCCCTCGCAGACCACGGTGGCGGTTCGTCCGCTCACCGGTGTCGGCCGCCCGGTCGCTGACCCTGATCGCCCCGAGGTGTACCTCGCCGCGTTCACGTGCCGGGTCACCACCCGCGCCACCGCTCTCGAGCCGTCCGGCTCCTGATCCCGGTCCGATCCTCGGGCCGGTTACCTGCGTCCGCTGAGGCGGTCGCCCCCCAACCAGAAGGAGGTCACCCATGGCTGGTGACATCGACAACACCTCCGTGTGGGACGACGCCGACGTCTTCGTCTCGTTCGACCTGGAGGCCACCCTGCCCACCGACGCCGACGACGAGTTCGGCGTCGCCTGGGAGCGCATCGGGTTCCTCGACGGTGCCGCCGGCTTCGTCGACACCCTCAACCAGTCCACGAAGTACTACAGCGTCTGGGGCGCCGGCGCGATCAAGCAGTCGGTCAAGGTGAACGAGCGCACCGTGGCGTTCACCGCCCACGAGCGCAACGAGACCACCGACCGCCTCGCCCGCCCGGGCAAGGTGCCGGTGCTGCTCGCGCTCGAGACCCGGGAGAACGATCGGGTGTACCGCCGGATCTCCCGCCTGCCGGCGAACGTGATGCGCAACGGTGCCATCACCGACGCCGAGGAGACCCTGACTGCCATCCCGCTGATGGCGTTCGTCGTCCCCGACACCGACATCGATGTCGAGGTCGCCGACCAGTACTTCATCGAGCAGGACTCGGCTGCCACCGGCAGCTGATCGGCCCACGACCGGGGGTGGGCGGAGCGCGCGGCTCCGCCCACCTCTGCGACCCGATCCCGCGCACACCACCCCCTCGAACATCTGGAGTACCGCGCACCATGACCGACACCAGCACCACCCCGGACCCCGGCGACACGATCGAGATCTCGTGGAACGACGAGACCTGGACCGTCCCGGCCAAGGCCGACGACTGGCCGTTCCAGGCGACCGAGGCCCTCGAGCTCGGCCGCGGGGTCACGTTCCTGCGCCACGTGCTCGGCCGCGAGCAGATGCGCCGGTTCGCCGCCGGCACCCGGACGAAGACGTCCGACGCCGCCGAGCTGATGGGCCACGTGATCGACGCCGTCGGTGCGAAGTCGGCGGGGGAATCGCCGGCCTCCTGAGGCTGCTCCGGGACCACCCGGACGCCCTGGAGGCCGATCTCCTCAGCATCTACGGCGCTGCGCTCCCGGAGCGGTGGTCGTCGTGGGTGCCGTTGCGGCGGCTGCTGGTCATCTACCGGCATCGCCGCCCGACCTCGGCCATGGCTCGGGTCCTCGGTGAGGACTGGACCCGAGCCGACAGCCAGTCCGATGACATCCGTCGCGGGATCTGGGCGTTGCTCACCCGCAAGGACCAGCCGATGCACCCGGATCGGCCGCTCGCCCGCCTCAAGGCCGCCGAGCGCAAGGCGAAGGCAGAGCGCTCGGCGGCCCGTCGGGCGGCGTCGGACCGCCGAGAGGCGGCCCGTCAGGCACGTCTCCGAGCACAAGGAGGGGATCGATGAGCTCAGCTGGCTACTCCACTCTCCAGATCATCCCGTCGCTCCAGGGGTTCGAGGCGCGCCTCGACCGGCAGCTGGCGTCGACGCTGCCCGGCATCGGTCGCACCGCTGGCGGCCGCCTGGGCGACTCGATGTCCGACGGGTTCCAGACGTCGACGTCGAAGATGGCCGGCTACGCCCGCACCGCCGCGGCGACGGCCACGGTCGCCCTGGGCGCCGGTGCGGTCGCTGCTGGGGCGTGGGGGCTGTCGATCGCCGCTGCGAACGAGCAGGCGCAGATCAGCTTCGAGACGATGCTGGGCTCGGCGTCGAAGGCCTCGGCGTTCCTCGGTGATCTGCGCGACTTCGCAGCGGAGACCCCGTTCGAGTTCCCGGAGCTCCAGACCGCTGCGTCGTCGCTGATCTCGGCGGGGGTGGAGGCGGGCAAGGTGATCCCGATCATGACGACGCTCGGCGACGTCACGGCCGGGATGGGCACCGGGTCGGAGGGGATCCGCCGGGCCACGGTGGCGTTGCAGCAGATGCAGGCCGCTGGGCGGATCACCGCCGAGGACCTCAACCAGCTCCGTGACGCCGGCATCCCGGTGTACGACCTGCTCGCCGCAGCGACCGGCCGAGCGAAGTCGGAGGTCACCGCGCTGGCGTCGGCCGGGAAGCTCGGCAAGACCGAGCTCGACCAGCTGATGGGCGCCCTGGAGTCCGGTGCTGGGCTCGAACGGTTCTCGGGGCTGATGGACAAGCAGGCCGAGTCGCTCACCGGCCTGGTGTCGACGGCGAAGGATGTGCTCGGCCAGGGCCTCGCGACGGCGATGGAGCCCGTGGTGGTGCGCCTGAAGGACCTGCTGCCGTTGGCGACCAGCTTCGGCGAGGAGGCCATGCCGAAGGTCGCTGACGGGCTCTCGGCGGCCCTCGACGCCGGCGAGGACTTCGCTGCGTGGGTGCGCCCGATCGCGTCCGACGTCGGTGAGGCGCTGCTCCCCGTGCTCGAGGACCTGGTGGACATCGGGCAGGACAGCCTGCCGACCGCGCTCGGGATCGCCGGGGGCGCCCTCGAGGCGGCTGCAGCGGTGATCGTGCCGCTGGCCGGTGCCGTCTCGGACGTGACCGGGTTCCTCGCCGACCACCAGGGCGTCGTGCTCGCGGTGGCTGGGGCCTACGCCGGGTCGAAGATCATCGACCTCCTGGAGGGGACCGGGGCCGGGTTCGACCGTCTGGCGTTCCGGCTCTACGACGCGACCGGCGCGCTCGCCGGTTCCGGGCTCGGCCAGAACCTGGCGATGATCGGCTCCGGTGCACGTGAGGTCGCTGCGGATCTGTTCGCGGTGCCCGACGCTGCGCAGCGGATGACGGGCGGGGCGACTGCTGGGCTGTCGAAGATCTCGGCTGGGCTGAAGGGGGTGGCGAACACCTCGGTATCGGCATCGACGGCGTGGACGGCCGCCTTCGCTGGGATAGCGGTCGGCGCTGCGGGTGCCTCGGCGGTGCTGGACTCGTGGCGGGACAAGGGGCGCGAGCGGGCTGAGGAGCTGCTTGCTGGCATCGAGCTCGACCCGACCAACTTCGAGAACTACACGGACGGCATCCAGGAGATGTCGAACCGCAGGGCGGAGCTGCTCGACGAGATGAACTCGGGTGGCACCGGGTTCGCTGAGGACGAGCGGCTCGAGGCGCAGATCGTCAGCATCGACGAGGCGATCGAGGCAGCGCTGCCGACCATGGAGAGGATGGGCGACGGGCTGAGCGCGTTCTCCGCTCGAACCGGTCTTACGACCGAGCAGATCGAGCAGCTCGCCTCCGCCGCCGGCGTCGACCTGGTGGGAGCGTTCAAGGCCAACGGTGAGGCGGCGCCGGCGCTGGTGTCGAAGTGGGAGGAGCTCCAGGAAGCCGCGAAGCTGACCGGCGTCGACATGGACGAGGCCCTGGCATTGGATCCGGGGGTGCTCGAGGCCAACGCGAAGGTGATCGAGGCGGCGCAGGCTGCGGTGGCAGCGGCGTTCTCCGAGTTCGGTGACGTGCTGCAGCTCACCGATGACCCGGTCGACCCGAAGCGTCTGGCCGATGCCCGTGAGGCCGTCGCTGAGGCCGAGGAGCGGTTGCGGTCGGTGCGCTCGGAGGGCGACGCCGCCGAGATCGACCAGGCACGCGAGGACCTCGAGGACGCCCGGCAGGCGGTCGAGGACCTGCTGGCCACGGACTCGCCGCTCGATCGGGAGAAGATCGCCGAGTTCTACCGGGACGTGATCGCTGACACCGAGGAGTTCTCGGCGAACATCCAGCGGGCGATCGAGATGGGCTACGACCCGCAGCTGGTGTCTCGCCTGCTGCAGGCTGGGCCGGCTGAGGCGGGCCCGATCCTCGAGCAGCTCGTCGGTGACGTGACCGGGTCCTACGTCGAGATGGTCAACGCCGCCGAGCGCGAGATCGCCGACCTGAACTCGTTCGCGGTCGAGGCCGCCCGCCTGACGCAGATCGCGATCTCGACCACGGGTGCGCAGGGCCAGCAGATGTCCGAGGACCTCGACGAGGTCACGGCGATCTCGATCGAGATGATGCGCTCGAAGGGGCAGGCCACGATCGAGGATCTCGCCCGGGTGGCTGGGGTGTCCGAGGAGGAGGTGGTCCGGATCGCCCGCTCCTACGGCATCGAGATCGACAAGGTCCGCACGAAGACCCAGCAGCTCATCGACGAGCTCAGCCCTACGGGGCTGCTGGCTGGGCTCGCCGGCGACTACGGCGAAGGGCTGGGGAACCGGTGGGGCGGCATGTACGAGTTCGCCAAGGGTGGGATGACCGGGGCGCAGATGCTCGGCCCGGGCCCGACGCTGTTCAAGTGGCGCGAGCCCGAGACCGGTGGCGAGGCGTTCGTGCCCCGGTTCGGTGACCAGGCCCGCTCGGAGGCGATCGTCGGTGCGGTCGCCCGGGACTGGCTCGGCGGCGAGTTCGTGCCGGCGAAGGAGCTGGCGAAGCGCACCGGTGGCGGCGGCGGGGCCGGGGGTGGGCGCCGGTCGAAGGGGCGTCGTGTCGCACCGCAGGAGCACCGGGTCGTGCACGAGTTCGCTGGCCGCCAGGTCCGGCGTGAGACCGGCGACGAGATCTTGTTCGGAGGTGACCGCCGGTGAGCGTCGACATCGATGACCTGACCCCCGATGCGTTGACGTGGCCGGGGGTCGACCCTGCGGTGACGATCGGCGCGGTCGGTGCGGAGCTGTCGTTCGACGAGGGTGTCGAGGGCCTCGACATCCCGTCGATCGATCGGACGTCGACGCCCGCAGGGCGCGGTGGCACCTGGGGTGGCCGGCACCGGTACGGGCCCCGGCTGGTGTCGTGCGACGCGGTGCTGACCGACGAGCTCGCCACCGCCGGCGAGTTCGAGCCGCTGTGGCGCCTCGCTGAGGCGATGCAGGTGATCGAGTCCCCGGCGGGGGAGCTGCCCCTGTACTGGCGGGGCCTGATGTGGCCGGGTGCGCACTGCGTGTTCGCTCGGCCGGTGCGCTGCGAGTGGTTGACCGACGAGGACGGAGTGAAGTCCGAGGTGCCCGGGTTCGATCTGGCGTGGGAAGCGACGGACCCGACGGCGTACTCGGCGGCGCAGGCCGCCGAGATCATCGACACGGAGGACCCGCAGTCGTCGGTGACCTTCGAGGTCGCGAACGCCGGCGGCTACCGGCCCGCAGCCCGGCGGGCGTGGGAGTTCCGGATGACCGCGCACGGCACGGTGACCTCGCCTCGGATCCGGGTCGATCACGCTGATGGGTCCTGGGAGCAGGTCGAGCTGTCGGGGCTCACGATGACCGGCGGCCAGGTCCTCACGCTCGGCCCGGATCGGGTGTTCCGGGTGCAGTCCATTCTGCGGACCGGGAACGTGCGCTCGACGACGAGCTCGTGGGTGCCCGGTGCGACGTCTCGGGCGCTGCGCATGTGGCGGCTGCTGCACTCGACGGGCTCGGACGGCAACAACGAGGTCACGATGTCGGTGGCGTCGGGTGCGTTCTCCGGGTTCTGCAAGACGAGGAGCACCTGGTAGTGCCGACCCTGATCGGCCCCGCTGTGGATCCGACGCTCGGGACGGCGTTCGTCGAGGTCGACGCGCTCGAGGTGATCGATCCGGTGGCGACGCCACCGGCGATCGACCCGGACGCCCCGTGGGATCCGGTCGCCCGGGCTGAGGGGCGGATCTGCTCGGTGGTCATCGGGCGGGCGATCACCCGGGAGGTCATCGGCGCCCTGGAGACAGCGGTGGTCGAGGACTTCGACGAGGACGTCGAGATGCTCGTCGGGGGCACGGCGTCGATCGTGGCGTCGTCGTGGGACCCGCTGTGGGAGACGGTCGCGGTGCGCCTGTGGGGCTCAGCTGATGGGCACCTGGTGGGGGAGTGGGACCCGAAGGGGTACGTGGTGTGGATCGAGGTCGACGGAGCGACCCGCTGGACCGGGGTGTTCCGCCGCCCGATCGACATCGGTGACGGCCGGGTGATGCTCCCAGCGGTCGATCCCTCCGTCGTGTTCCGGGAGCGGATCCTCGGCCGAGGCGAGCAGCTCGACCTCCTCGAGGACCGTGGCTCGTTCGAGGACTACGACTCGATCGACAACATGATCGCCGACGGGTGGTCCTTCGACGAAGACGTCGAACCCGAGCTGATCACCGGCGGCGTGCGTGGCACCCAGGCGCTGCGCGTCACCGGGAACGGCTGGGTCCGCACCCCGGAGGTCACGCTCGAGGGCGCCGACGGCTACCGGCGCACGTTCGAGGCCGCCGTGTTCGGCCGGTTCCACACCGGGGTCGACCCCCGGGAACGGGTCCTGATCGCCTACTGCCGGCGCTCGGACTCCACCGACCTGTTCGACGCGGAGTTCTCGTTCGACGAGGCCGGTGTGAGGGGCAGCGACGAGCCGGGGTGGTCGAAGATCCCGGCGGTCGCCGGCGGCCGCATGTCCGAAGAGGTCGTGTCGCACCGGTGCTGGTCGGAGCTGCGCTCGTTCGACGGCGGCGACACCGACTACGACCTGGCGACGCTGCGCCAGGGTGTGCTGACCGGGTTCCCCCCGGGTGCTGACCGGGACTGGGCGTACTACGTCGAGCGGGTCGTGCGCGACGTGAACAGCGTGTCGCTCGGTGGGTCACCGACCGGGCTCCGCACCCGCATCGAGTCGGTGACCGGGAACTCGCCGCCGGAGGCGCTGCGCTGGCCGCACAACCAGCTGACCCCGCTGCGCGACGTGCTGTCGCAGATCCTCGACGTGGACGGCGGCCCCGAGTGCCGGATCACCCCGGGGTGGTGGATCGAGATCCACGAGCGCCTGGGAGCGGACCGCTCGGCGTCGGTGTGCCTCGACGTCCACACGGTGGCCTCGCCGGGGTGGGCCACCGACCCGTCAGCGCAGATCGAGGACTTCATCGCCGACACCGGCATCGGCACAGGCACGAGCCGCATCTACGCCACGGTGGCCCAGCCCTACGACCCCGACCGGCACCGCATCACCGCCGTGGTCCAGGCCCCGGTCGGCCGGTCGCTGAACGAGACGAACCTGTGGACCCTGCGCCACGCCCGGGTCGCTGCCCGCCTCCAGGCCTCAGCGCAGGTGCGGGTCCCGTGGGCGGTGGCCGAGCAGCTCGACAAGGGCGACGACCTCTGGCTCACGCTCCACGACGGGCTCTCGGGCATCGACCGTGCGATGCGCATCGTCAACATCCGGTGGCTCCCCGAGTTCGACGCCGCCGACCTCACGCTCGGAGACGCTGGTGCCTGAGGTCCGACGCGACTCCCTCGGATCCCGGCTCGCCGTTGCCGTGGCGTCGGTGTCCCGGTCGACCATCCAAGGCGCCGGCACCGCCGTCGACACCGCCCGCATCGGGGCCCGCACCCAGATCGTGTCCACCGCCCGGGCCCGTGGCGTCGTGTTCGAGCCTCCCGCCGAAGAGTCCGCCACGGCGAGCTCGACCTTCGAGTTCACCGCTGGCGGCACCGACTCGGGGCGCTGGATCTGGAACGTGAACGTCACGGTGGCGGCCAGCGAGGGCGGGAACAGCTTCACCGGCGCCCCGAACGTGGAGTGGTCCTGCGGCGCCACTGGCGGGGTGTCGCTGCCCGGTCGGTTCGTGCTCCCGGACAACGGTGGCTCGACGTGGTCGGCCGCCGACTCCCGCAGCCCGTTCGGTGGCGGGACCCTCGCCGTGAACGTCGAGGTCCTCGACTACGCGCTCGACGCTGGCGTCGCCGACCTGTCGACCGTCGTCACCGTGACCGCCCACCAGCTGTGACCCCACCGCACCTGCACGCCCCACACCACCGGAGGTCCTGATGGCCGAACCGCTCACCACCCGCACCGCCGCCGGCAAGCTCGAGACCTACGACGGCACCACCCTCGGGTGGCTGATCGTCACGGCCGCCGGCGCCGCCGCAGCGGCGCGCTCGATGCAGTTCGTGTCCGAGGTGGTCGCCGAGGAGATCGACGGCGCGGAGTACGAGCGCGGCGAGATCGACGTGATCTACGAGCAGGTCGGCGAGCAGGGGCAGCTCAAGCGCGACGGAGCGGTGCCCTCGACCGACACCACCGGCACCACGCCCGGCGGGGTGTGGTTCTTCGACCAGACCGGCGTCGACGAGACCGAGTGGGAGCTCGTCACGTTCCTGCCCAGCCCGCCCGGGCCCGGCAGCGCCGACTGGGACATCGGCGTCGACATCATCGCGATCGCCCAACCGCCGACCACCAGCCCTGGCGGTGGCGCGTCGGCGCTGGCGGATCTCACCGACGTGGACGTGGCCGCGCTCGTCGACACCGGGCTCCTCGTCTACAACGAGGCCGAGGGCAAGTGGCAGGCGTCGGAGTTCTTCACGATGGCGGGGATCTCGGGTGCGATCACGAACGCCAACGGGAACATCACCTCCCTCGGGTCGCTTGGCACACGGGCGGTCGAGATCCCGAACGGCGAGGGCGTCGATCACCCCGGCGGTGCTCCCTACGTGCTGGTCGGCGGCTCCAGCACGGGCGCCGCCAACGCCAACCACTTCGCCACCCCGGTGCCCACCGGCCTGGCGTTCCCCGCTGGGATGGCCGTGCTGGTCGAGGGGGCATGCCCGCTTGATGCCAGCGGCGAGACGACCTACATGGAGTACCTCTCGCACCCGACCTCCGCCGTCGACTTCGACAAGGTCGAGGTGGCCCACCTCGCCACCGCTGGGACGATCCAGGGCTTCGCCGAGTACGCCCGCATCGGCGACCCCGTGGTCTCCGAGGGCGAGTACGCCGCCGGGCGCATCTTCACCTCGAGCGGCACGACGCCCGTCGGCTACGAGTGGGGCAAGAAGACGTCGTTCCTCTGGACCGTCGAGTGCGAGAACGGCGACGGCGTCGGCGTCGTCACATGGTGGGTTCCCACGCTCGGCACTCCCGGCCTCAGCGCGTTCGGCCGGCACTGGGTCAAGGGCCGTCAGGTCGTGCTCGATGAGCCGACCTCCATCCAGATCGACGACGAGGGCGAGTTCGTCGCCGGGTACGGGTTCGGCGACTTCGCGTTCGACTCGATCGAGGTGTACCAGTACGACGGCACCGAAGGCGCGCTCGAGCTGGCCATCCGGGCCGCCGACGTGCAGCTCGATGGCACGATCGAACCCCCGGACATCCCCGGCCAGACGTGGACCCCCGCTGGCACCGCCACGGTCGTAGATCCGCCGGCACCGTCGGGCGGTGGGATCGCAGCAGGCGGTGACGCCACGACGCTCTGGCTCGGCGACCAGGCCGCCTACGACGCGATCGGCTCCCCCGATCTCGTCGGCACCGTCTACGTGGTGCTGACGTGACGGGGCTCGCGAGCGCCAAGGTCTACGTCGGTGGGAACCTCGTCATCGACGGCACAGCGCTGCGCCACCGTGGCGGCCCGCTCGGCGTGGGTGTGGTGTCGGCGAGCTCGACCCGTTCGACGTTCACCGCGACCGCCTCGGCGACGCCGCACACGGCGGGTGCGTGGGTGGAGCTGTCGGCGTCGCTGACCGAGGCGATCGACTGGATCACGTTCACGCCCACGGTGGCCACGTCGTCGAACGCTGCGGACTCGTCGACGCTGCTCGAGTTCGGGGTCGGTGGGTCTGGGTCGGAGTCGGTGATCTCGACGATCGGCGTCGGGTACATGGCGTCGTTCCGGCCGATCACCGTCCCGGGGCACGTCGCTGCTGGGTCTCGCCTGGTGGTCCGGGCCCGCTCCGCGATCTCGTCGCAGGCGGTCACCGGGTACTTCCATCTCGCCGGCGGAGCGAACCTCGGCGCTCCGGTGTCGGTCGGTGCGAGCACCGCTGCGTCGCGTGGTGCGGTGCTGACCGCGCCGAGCTCGGCGAACACGAAGAGCGCCTGGACCGAGATCACGGCGTCGACGTCGGCTGATCTTCGGGCGCTGTGCATCTCGCCGCAGGGTGGGAGCAGTGCGGCGATCGCTGCGTCGAACACGCTGCTCGACATCGCTGTCGGTGGCGCCGGCGCTGAGGTGCCGATCCTCGAGGACCTGTTCCTCGTGTCGCTCAGCACCGAGTCGTGGCAAGCGATCTCGCCGCTGACCGCCGGGGTGTCGATCCCGGCCGGGTCGAGGATCTCGGCCCGCTACGCCCGCTCGGCCGGCCACGCCGCCACCTGTCTCGATCTGGTGCTGACCGGGGCCTGACCCCCGGGCGCGCCGCAAGGTTCCCCCCAACCCGACCCCCAGGAGGTCGACCATGAACACCCATCTGAAGCACCCGCCGTTGCGGCGGGTGCTGCGAACCGCGCTCACCCTGCTGCTCGCGCTCCCGGTCCTGGTGCCCGGCGTCGTCGCGGTGCTCGCCCTGTTCGGCGTGCACGTGAACGAGGCCGCGCTGCTCGCGATCGCCGGCACCACGGTGCTGCTCGTGACCCGGGTCCGGGCCGGGATCGCCCAGGCCGGTGACGCCCCGGTGCTGCGCACCTTGGTGCAGCTGCTCCCGGCGGTCGCTGCGGTCGTGGCGTCGGGGCTCACGGACCTGCGTGCTGCGGGGTGGACCGTCGACGGTGCGAAGGTGCTCGCCGCGTTCGGTGCCGTGCACCTGCTGCTCGCTGCGATCCAGAACGCGCTCGAGGCGAAGGGCGTGGTGCCCGAGCTCGGCGCCCAGTCGGGCGCGCCTCCGTGCGTGGGGTGCGAACCGCTCGGCCCGCACGGGCAGAACCCCGAGCTCATCGACGACGGCGAGGTGCGGTGATGACGCTGTCGACGTCGCAGCTCCGCTCGGCGTGGGCGCCGGCGTGCAAGGCGAAGGGTGCGGTGCTACTCGCTGCGTTCGCTGCGCTCGACGCCGTGCTGCAGCGGCACCGCTACGCGCCTCGCGCCCGGGACACCGGGGCGTACAACTGCCGGCGCATCACCGGGGGCACCGGGTACTCGTTGCACGCCTATGGCCCCGGTGACCGGTTCCGGTTTTGGAACGGGGTCACGATCGCGACAGCGCTGGCGGTCGACATCAACTGGACGACGAACCCCTACGGGCGGCGGCTCGTGACGGACATGCCCCGGGCGATGATCGACGACATCCTCGCCATCCGCACCGTGTCGGGCGACCAGGTCTGGCGCTGGGGTGGCGACTACCGGACGAACAAGGACGCGATGCACTTCGAGATCGTGTGCACGCCCACGGCGCTGGCGACCGGGATCCGCCAGCCGGCGACGGCGGAGTCCATCGCTCGCGAGTGGCAGCCGGTGCGCCCGGGTGACTCCGACGCGTCGATCGCCCGCCGTGGCGGCCTCGGCACCCAGGTGACCGAGGTGCAGATGATCCTGACGCGCCTCGCCCGACTGTGGGCCGCTCCGGAGCTCGACCCGGGTGGGATCGACGGCGAGTACGGTCCCCGCTCCCAGGTGGCCGTGCGGGCCTACAAGGCCCGGATCCGCGCCTTGCAGCAGTCGATGGGCCATGCGGTGTGGCCGAACGCTGACGAGAAGATCGGGAAGGTCACCATCGGGTCGCTGCGGTGGTGGAACGGGGTGACCGGTGAGGGCCGGTGAGCCGGTCTCGGTCCGAGCAGCGGGCGGCGTTCTCGGCCGAGGTCCGCATCGAGCTGCTCGAGCAGGACGCCGACGAGCAGGAGACCGGGTTCGATCGGCTGCGTGGCGAGCTGCAGACGATCCGCCAGCTCGCCACCGGGATCCTCACCGCCCTGGTGGTGGCGTCGATCATGCTGGCGATCAACCTGGCGGTGGCCCGGTGAACCGGGTCACGGAGTGGATCCGGGGGCATGCGCCGGCGATGTCGGCCGATCAGCTGCTGCGCGCCACCGTGGTGGTGTCGGTGGTCCTGGTCGTGCTCGTCGGGGCGACCCTGGTGGTCACGATCCAGTCGAGGGCGAACCTCGACGCCACGATCCGGTCGGACGAGGTCTCGGCCTGCCGGGCTGCGTTCAACGCCGAGCTGATCACTGGTCCCACCGCTGCGGCGCTGAAGGCGATCGCCGATCACGGCATCGACTCCCGCGAGTACCAGGCGGCCGCCGACAGCGTCGACGTCGACCGCTACCTCGCTCTGACCGAGCTCTCCCGCACCGCGCCCGCCAGGTTCGTGGCGACGTGCAAGCGCGAGGCCCCGGACTGACCCACTGGTCCCCGGCCACGCCCGGAGCCCCACCCCGACACCAGGCCTTCCCCTGCCCGGTGCCCGAGGTGGGGCTCCTTCGGCGCGTTTCAGCCTCGCTTGTAGACGGTGGCGCAGGTGACGCACCGGACCTGTGTGCCCTTGGCCAACAGGGCAGCGGACGCTGCACCGGTGACCGGGAGAGCAACGAGGGCACCGATCTTGCGGGTGGCCGAGCGCTTCACCTTGAACGCCGTGCCTCCGCACTTGGGGCACGCGAGGCCAGCGGCGGTTCGATCGCCGACCTCGGAGATCTTCGAGCCTCGGGTGACTCGCTGCGGAGCGGCCGGTGCTGGTGCGCTCGAGGTGGAGTGTGCGCTCTGGATGTGCCGATCGGCGTCGGCCCAAGAGGTCGGCTGGTAGATGCACCGAGAGCACCGTGGCGGCAGCGGTTCGTCCATGGCCCGGGATACTACGAGCGCCGCCGGCGGGCGAGCGTCAGAACATCGAGGGCTGGGTCTGGGGTGCGCTGAGGAGCCGCACGGCGGCTCGGGCGTCCTCGTCGCTGAACTCGGTGTAGATCGCCGTGGTGGTGGGGGAGGCGTGGCCGAGGAGGCCCTGCACGGTGCGGAGGTTCTTCGAGGCGTTGAGGGTGCGGGTGCCGAACCAGTGGCGGAACTGGTGGAGGGTGGCGTCGATGCCGATGCTGTGCAGGTACACGCTGGCGTGGCGCGAGAGCAGCGCTGGGGTCCAGGCGCCGCCAGCGGGTCGGGTGAACAGGGTGCGGTTCTGGCGGGGCGTCGGCCAGCTGTCGAGCGCTTCGAGCACGATCGGGGCCATAGGGACCATGCGGTCTCGTGCGCCCTTGCCGGTGACGTGGAGCAGCTCCTGGTCCCAGAGGACGTCGTCGCGGCGGAGATGCGAGATCTCGCCGCACCGGAGCCCGGCGTAGGCGGCGAGGATGCACCAGCGACGCTCCTGCGGTGGCGCCATGGCGATCGCCATCGCGAGGTCGGCGTCGGACACGGGTCGGGGGAGGGTGCGGCGCAGCTTCGGGCGCATGATGTCGGCGGTCGGGTCGGTGGTGAGGTGCCCGGCGCGCCGTGCCCACTCGTAGAAGCAGTGCAGGGCGGACAGCCAGGTGTATCGGGTGCGGGCCCCGATGTGCTTGGCGTCGAGGAACCGGTTCACGTCCTCGGCGGCCGCCTGGTCGAGCTGGAGGTCGTGGGCGGTGCACCACCGGATCCAGCCCCGGATCATGGTCGAGCGGCGCACGATCGTGGCGGGCATGAGGCCGCGCCGCTGCTGGTCGAGGCGCCAGCCTTCGAGGATCGCTGATGCGTTCACGCCGTGTACCTCCACCGTCTCGATCGCCGGAACGCCGCCGGGGACGGCGGCGGCGGGCGGTGAGCGTAGTGCCACAATGCGTGGCGTTGGTCGCACCTTCAGGGGACAAGCATCAGGTCAGGTGTGGCTTCGTACAGCGCGAGCTCGAGCTGCCCTTCGGGTGCCTCGACCACCGCCAACGGCGAGAACCATCTACTTCTAGCCACCGCCGCATCGCCGGCCAGGAGCCAGACGAGGTTGCAGCGGGAGGCCTCCGAGATCTTCTCGGCGACCTCCTCGAACCGTCGGGGCGAGGCACCGCTCTCCCAGTTCGCCCACGACTGTGGGTCGAGCCGGCAGGCGCGCGCCGCCTCGGCGATGTTCCAGCCCATGTGCTGTCGAACCAGCGCTAGCCGGGCCCCGAACGTGTCTCGGGGGACCCAGGGATCGTCGCTCTGCCCGTGCTCGATCTCTGCAAGTGACATGTACGCACTTTAGGTCATAACCCACAGTTTCCACAATAGGTGGGGACAACTCGCGCTTGACGGGACTTCCTAGGGTATGCCTAGATAGTGCCGTGACCCCGAACGAGTACCTCTCCACGGCGCAGGCGGCTCGCCTCCTCGGTGTGTCGGACGAGACCCTCCGTCGGTGGGCTGAGGAGCGGAAGATCCGCCACACCCGCCTGCCCTCGGGGCGTCTCCGCTTCACGCTCGAGGACATCAACGCCTCGCTCGAGGTCGTCGAGCCCGAGGTGCAGGCCTCGTGATCGTCGAGCTCGACCCGTTCTCGACCGGTGGTGCGGTGTCGATCCGCCGCGATGCCGCCCACCGGTCGACCCCTCGTGCGGCGGTGGTCTCGTGAGCGCCGATGTCGATCGGTCGGCCGCCCTGGTAGATGAGGTTCGTGCGGGACGGTGGTCAGCCGGTGCGCCGCTCGAGGTCCTCGACTCGGGCGACGAGCGTGTCGAGGCCGAGCGTGAGCGCCTGGATGACCTGGATCGTGCGGGCCACGACGGCGTCGTTCGCGAGCGGGATCCCGGCTCGGGGCGTGACGAAGTCGATTTCCTCCATGAGGAGCTGCGCCGCGTCGAGCACTGGCTTCACGATCTCGTCGCGAAGCTCGCTCGGTTCGTAGCCCTCGAGCGGCCATCTGGTGGGGGCTCGCCCTGCAGGTCGGGTCGCATGGTCCTCGACGGTGCGCTTCGGCGTGTCGTCCGGGTGATCGGGAGTTGGCATGTGTCTGCCTTCCTGGTCGGGCTGGCGTCGGGCGGGCACCCGGCGCCGGCAAGCTCTGTTGTCCCCGGGACGGTACGCCCCGGGTCTGACAACGAGGTGTCGTCCGGTGGGGGCCGGCTGATCCGCCGCAGCCGCCCCCGCCGGTCGATGATCCGCTCGAAGCTCGACCACCGCGCTGTGCCTGTTGGCCGTGCTCGCCCAGTCCGAGGTCACGTGGCAGGAGCTCCTCGCCCTGGGCGTGACCCTGCTGATCCTGTTCGCCCTCGCGCTGTCCACGATCGCGATGGCGATCGGCCCCGTGATGCGGGCCGAGCTGGTCCGCGACGAGCGCCGCCGCCGCCGGGCCACCGCCCGACCGCACCCACCGTCGTGAACGTCTGGCCGGATCCGTTCGGCCAGCACGTGGCATCCGCTGCACCTCCGCTCGAGCCCATCCCCTCCCCGGGCTCGCTGAGGGTCCCCCCGTAGCAGCGGGTGCCACGTGCTGGGTGGGCCGGGTCCACCGCCAGGACCTCTGCGGCCGCCGGTGTTCGCCCGTCCCCCTCGAGGAGCGAGCACCGACGCCGGGTCAGAGGACCAGGAGTACGAGCCCCATGTGGGGCCCCGAGCCCACCCAGCAACTGCACCTCCCAACACCCTTCCCCGGAGCTGAGCGTGAACGACACCCTTCCCGACGAGCCACTGATGGGCCCGATCCGACTGGTCGACTGGCAGCGCCTGCTGCGCCTCCTCTCGATCGCTCGCTGCGAGCTGGCCGACCACCCCAAGGGCGTGCGCTACGAGCGCCTCGAGGAGCGCGACTCCGCCATCTTCCTGACCCTCCGTCCCCCGGTCCCGGCCGTGGCCCCCGATCGCACCGTCTACAACAGCCCCGACCGCACGAAGAACGGGCGCGGTGCCGTCATGCTCCAGGCCGTTCGGCTGTCCGCCCAAGGCCTCGACATCGTCGTCCACAGCCGAGGCGACCACAGCGCTGCCCACGGGACCGGGTCCTGGTCCGTGGGCATCAACGACATCACGGCGATCGAGCAGGCGCTGTGATGACCGACACCGTTCCCGACGAGACGTCCGATCGCCCGCTGATCGAGCTGGGCGAGTTCCTCATCCCGGCCCACCAGGTCGCCGCCGACATCAGCAACTCCAAGTGGCTGATCTCCCGTGGTGACAAGGACCCCGACGGGCCGCTGGTCGGCTACGAGGTCCGGATCCCCGAGGCCGACATGTGCGACGAGTACTGGCACGCACCGACCAACGAGTTCCGATTCGCCGGGGGTGGCAGCCCGCTCGCCGGCCGCACGCTGCGCGCCCGCTACCTGCCCACGGCCCCGGCCCGGGTCGTGGGCTCGGCCGATGCGCTGCTGTTCCTCGTAGACCTCGAGCAGAAGGGCCGGCACCGCCGGTCATCGGGTCGCCTCGCTGACGAGATCGTGGCCGCGGCGACCGGGCCGCTCGCCGGGCACCCGGACTCGCTGTGGATGCTGGTGCTCGGCATCGAGGGCCAGGAGCTCTGGCCCCGGTGAACGTCTTCCTGCCGCCCGAAGCGGTGTTCGACGAGCTCCGCCTGCTGGCTGCCGTGGAGGGCCTCGGCCGGGCCGCGGCGAACAGCCTCGAGCTTGGCTGGACCCACGACGACGGACCCCGCCCCGGCGAGTGGTACGCGTCGGCCCGGTACAAGGGCGCCCGGGTCATCGTCGAGAACCAGCACGGCCCCGATGACGCCGCCGAGGCCCTGCTGTTCAAGGTGGCCGCCGGCGGCGAGTGCGTGCACTGCGGCTCCACGATCACGGTGAGCTCGAACGGGCTCACGCTCACGATCAGCGGCCACCCCGTGCTCGACGAGGACGTCCTCGAGGAGACCGGCACCAGCGGCCTGTGCGTCTGGAAACGTGATGGCGCCCACTGGCTCCGTGGCTGCGACGGCGGCTACGGCCCGCCGCCGGCCGGGCTCAACCGTGCGCAGCGCCGCCGCCAGGCCCGAGCGAAGGCGATGCGCCGATGACCGCCACCCGACGGGCGCGCCCCCGCCGCCACTGGTCGGAGAGCGCTGACCGGGTGACCACCGGCCGCGCTGCCGCTCACCCGCTCGTGGGGATGCTGGCCGAGGACGACAACGGCGAGTGGCTGATCCCCCTCGGCAACCTCGACGACGGCACGCCGTACTGGAAGGGCCGCTTCGATGGGCGCAACCCGTTCCACTGGCTGCCCTGGCTGCGCTCGCGCCTGACCCGTCGCTTCGCCTACGTGGTGGCGGACTCGTGACCGCTGCAGAGACGTCCGATCCGGTGGTGGCCGTGTTCTACGGGGCCGGGGTGCACCCATCGCTGCGCGCCGGGCTCGAGGCGGCGACCGACCTGGTGGCCGGCCAGCCGGGCCCGTGGCGCCTGTCGGACCCGGACCGGGCTGCTCAGTGCGAGGACATGGTCGCGCGGCTGGCGGGCGAGGGCCTCGACGTGCTCGACAAGCTCGATGCTGGACGGCAAGCCCTGTTCGACCTGCGCTCGGCGGACGTGCTGCCGATGCACATGTTGCACTTCGTCGACGACATGGAGCATCGGCTCCTGAAGTTCATGTCGGAGCACGGGCCGCAGTTGCGTTCGATCATCGCCAGCTCCGCCGCCGTCCCCACAGCGCCTACGGAGACCGAAGACGGTTCAGTCCCGGACCCGTCGGTGTTCCCGTCGATCGAGGGGGCCCTGCAGTACAAGTCACCGAAGTGGCGCGAGGTGATCGCTGAGCGAGGGCTGTCGGTCCCCGTGGTGAAGGCCGAGCTGGCCGCCCGCTGCGCAGCCGCTGGGCGGACGCCGCCGGCGACGTTGAACGACCTGCGCGGTCACCGGGACCTGGTGCAGCTGATGCTCCACGTGATCTCGGACCAGTACCGCGCCGCCCACCCGATCCCGGGGGAGCAGCCATGACCGCCCGCCGCATCACCGTCGACGCCGCCATGGTCGAGGTCCTCCTCGCCGCGGTCACCGCCCCCGGGTGCAACGCCGGCACCGTGGTGGCCGATCCCGACATGCTCCAGGAGGCGATCGACGAGCTCGGCACAGCAGCCGCCCTCGCCGACACCCCCGACCCCACCGCCCAGCTGGCGTGGACCGCTGCGGCAGCGCAGGTCCGCCAGTTCACCGCGACCGACACGGCGCTGAACACGGAGGGGGCCGACGAGATCGCCTGGCTCCGCACCGAGCTGCTCGTCCCGTACTTCGAGCGGTTCGGGCTCGACCCCGCTGACGGCCGCTCCGCCGTCGGCGCGCTCGCCGCTCTCCTCGCTGCCCTGGCGTACGCCGACCTGCGCCGAGCCCACGAACCCTCGTGGGCGGAACCGTGCTTCGACCGGCACCTCGCCCACGTGGTCCACCCGATCGCCCTCGCGATCACCCGCGCCGCCCCCGCCGAGGTCCGCACCCCATGACCACCACCCCCACCGTGCAGGCCGTGGCGCACCCGTCGCCGGCGACGATCGCCGCCCACCTCGCCGCCGCTCACCGCAACACCGGCATCACCGTCGACGACATCGCCGCCGCGACCCCCGCCGAGCTCATCGCCTGGCACGAGGTCGACCACCGGCTCTGCTCGCCGGGCTTCCTGGGTCACACCCACACCGCCGACCACAAGGCCCCGGCGATCGTGCACACCGACCCCGACCGGCGGATCCACGCCGACATCCTCAAGACGATCGCCGCCGGCGGCACCGTCCCCGGCCTCGAAGCGATCCTTCAGCGCGCCGCCGCAGCGTCGGCCCGGCGCGCCGCCGCTCGCCACAACGCCGACGGCACCCGCAACCCGGGTGCCGGCCGCCTCTCCCAGCCCGACCTCGACGCCCTCGAGATCGCCAAGGCCGTCGCCGACCGCGCCGCCCACCGCTCACGCAAGGGGAGGGCCGCCTGATGGGCACGAAGATCGAATGGGCCGACGAGACCTGGAACCCCGTGATCGGGTGCTCGAAGATCTCCGAGGGCTGCGTCCACTGCTACGCGATCGGCACCGTGCACCGGGGCCTCGTGATCCAGCACCGCGGCGTCACCACCCACACCCCCGATGCCGGCACCGACTGGACCGGGGCGATCAACCTGGCGCCGGAGGCGAAGCTCCTCGAGCCGCTCCGCAAGACCAAGCCGGTCCGGTACTTCGTCAACTCGCTGTCGGACCTGTTCCACCCGAACCTCCCGGCCGAGGAGATCGCCCGGGTGTTCGCCGTCATGGCCCTCGCCCAGCAGCACACCTTCCAGGTTCTGACCAAGCGGCCGCAGCGCATGGCCGAGCTGCTGTGTGAGGCGAGCTTCCGCACGCTCGTGGCGCTGAAGATCGAAGCACGCATCGGTGACGCTGCCTACGAGGTGGAGAACGCCATCGCTTGGCCGCTGCCGAACGTCTGGCTGGGCACGTCGATCGAGCTCGACAAGTACTCGTGGCGAGCGAACCACCTCCGAGCGACGCCGGCCGCTGTGCGGTTCATCTCGGCCGAGCCGCTGCTCGGGCCGCTCCCGTCGCTCGACCTGACCGACATCGACTGGCTGATCGTCGGCGGCGAGTCCGGGCCAGGCGCCCGACCCATGCACCCCGACTGGGTGCGAGAGCTGCGCGACCGGGCGACTGGCGACCAGTGCCGGGAGCACCCGTGCGCAGGTCGATGCATCGGCTGCGCCGCCGACTCCGAGTCGGCGTGCACCCCTCCGTGCCGATGCGACGAGGGCCAGGACTGCTCGGCCTCCACCGCTGCGATGGCCCTGTGGACGAGGTTCTTCTTCAAGCAGTGGGGCGCCTGGCTCCCGTTCGAGCTCGATGCGCAGGCCCCGTTCTGGAACGGCCAGCACCCAGACCATCAGCTCGTCGACGGCCACAGCTTCCCGGTCGAGATCGAGGGTCACCCCGCCTGGTCGGTCGACTTCACCGGTAGCGAGCCGATGGTGTGGCGCCGCCTCCCGAAGGCCGAGACCGGGCGCGAGCTCGACGGGCGCACGTGGGACGAGTTCCCGGTGGGGCGGTCCTGATGCCGCGCTTGATGTCGGTGGCGTTGACCGAGGACCAGGTCCGGGCCCGCAGCAAGTTCGTGACCCGCCGTCTCGGCTGGGAGTACTTGCGCGTGGGCGACCGGCTGTGGCTGTGCCGGAAGGTGATGGGCCGCCGCAAGGGCGAGCCGCTCGTGAAGATCACGCTGGTCGAGGTGGTGTCGGTGCGCCGGGAGCGCCTCGACCTGATCGATCAGGCCGACGTCGACGCCGAGGGGTTCCCCGACCGGGACCCGGCGTGGTTCGTCGGGTTCTTCTGCTCGAGCCACAAGGGTTGCGAGCCGGGCTCGGATGTGACCCGGATCGAGTGGAAGTACTTGGACGTTGAGGTGCCGTCGTCGTGATGGTCCTGCAGCGTCTGCTGTCTCGTGTGGTGCCGGCCCGCCGTGGTTCCGTGGTGTGCCGGGTTCCTGCACTGGTCGCTGCGCCTGTTGGGCGCGCGCTGGTGTCAACGTCACCCCCTGGTGCTGTGGAAGGTCAACGGGGGAGCGAAGGGCTCCGGCCGGCACCACACGACCCCCGCCCGACCGTTCGCCGCCGCCCGGGCGATGTGCTGCAGCGGCACCTGCTGTGCGCTGCGACCCGTCTCCACGACGAGGGCCCCGATGGGCGCTGCAAGGACTGCCTCGAGGTCCTCGACGGCGACGCTGAGGTGTGCGTGTGGGGTCCGACGCCCGGGCTCGACCAGGTCCGTCCCACCACCTGGCCGGTGCCCGGATGAGCGGGGGGGGGTGCCGGTGAATCCGTCCGAGTTCAAGCGCGCCTGGCGCGACGCCGCGGTGTGCGCCGGCATGGACCCCGATCTGTTCTTCCCGCCGCGACACCAGAACGTCGACGAGCGCGCAGAGGC